TTTTGGTGTCTTAGCCTTGGTTAGTTCAAGGATAAGGTCACGACCTTTTTCAGGGTCAGTAATATCTCCTTTTGCTCTCCAAATCGGAATGATTTTGTCAAGGATACCTTCGTTCTTGTAGTTATGCTTAAAACGCCAGAACTTTACTCCGTCCTCAGGTGCGTCTTTGTCAATAACTTTAACGATGTAGAATTTACGAGCCTTATACTGTTTCGCAAGTTCCTTATCAGAAGCCTTACCAGTTATCATAAGTTCGTCGTGAATTTCGTTCAAAGGTGAACGCTCATTGTCATTTTTGCCAGGGTCGTAGATTTTATTCCATTTGCCAGCAACTTGAACTTCGTGGAACCATACTTCTTTAAACGGAGATGAACCGTCAGTTGTAGGTAGGACTCGAAGTCTCTTTTGTCCTGTTGATTTTCCTTGTGGAAGAATTGCCGCGAAGTACTTCTTCATTCGGTCTTCTTGTGAAATTTTACTTCCACCTGTGTTTGATTTCGCTTTTTCGTACTGAGCGAGAACAGCATCTAAAGAATTTGTCGCCATAATATATAATTTAAGAGTTAATAAACAATAATAAATATGTCAGCCGTAAAAGTCAAATAATATAAAATATCAATTAGTACTTAAGTCTTTTAAAATCCCCTTCTTCACCATAGTCATTAAAAGTTGTTTTGATTTCAGATGGAGCATAGTCTTCAACTTCATCGGTTGTCAAAACATACTCATTCTTACCAGTTTTTTCAATATCCGATTGTTTATCCATAAAAAAATCTGTAAGTTTTTGATTGTAAGGACCTGAATCCAAACTTCTAAGTTCAAGTTTTTCTTGTGGAGTTTTTGGTCTATATTTTTCAATCTTTGATTCTAAATCATTAAGTTTACTCATAACTTGGTCCATGTCAGACAATCTTTGTTCCAAATTTGATAGTTGTGAAAATAAATTGTTGAAGTACTCTTCTTGTTTTGTTTCAATATTTTGTTGTGATTTTACAAGGTCTGTAATTTCAAGTTCTTCTGTAGTATCTTCCTCTTCTCCAATTTTTTCAACGTCAGGGTCATTTGCAACATCTACAGGAGTTGGTTCTGTTGTTGCCGGAGCTTCAGGTGTGGGAGTTGCACCCGGTTCTACCGGTGGAGCGGCTTCAGGTGCCGGTGGAGCCCCTGCCGCCGGGTCTTCAGCCGGTGGTAAACCTACTTCTTGTTCAGATATATAATTATTAATTTTATTATATCTTTTAAGTTCTTCTAAGATAGTTTCAGAAATATTCATTTTGTTATCCGTTTAATAGTTGTTTTATTCCAGATTTTGTTTCAACATTAATTTTTTTGTTTGACATGTAAGTATTGTCTACTCTTTCAATCAAACCATCTTTCATTCTAATTGTGTAACAATCTCCTGTATCTAAATCACAAACTTCTTTAAATCCGTTTCCGGCGTCTTTTTCTGTAATTCTTGTTTTTCTTCCAAGATAATTATCTAATAGTTGTTTTACGTCCATGATATTAATTTATATATAAATATGTTGTATTACAATAAAATTATTCAGTAGATAATAAGTCTTTTACCAAATTATAACTTTGTCTAACTTTATTTTGTAACTTAGTCAAATCTTCAGGGAAAGAAGTCACGAAGTTTTGATAAATATTAGAGGTCCCAATTGTATTATCTTGTGGGAATTTTTCTATCCATGTCTTAGTAAATCCGGAAACAAAAATGTCCTCTTCTTCAACATTAACTAAATTACCATAAAAAGTATCTTTATATTTATCGTAATTAAATTGTATTGCATTTTCTAAAGTTTCAAAAGATGCGTAAGCTTGACTAAAGTTATTTGAATCATTCAAACAGATGTATTCTTCTTTAAACAACTTATAAAGTTCTCCTCCCCATGCAGTAGTTCCACTACCTATAGGAATTTGTGAAGGATTATTGTTATAATATTTAAATGAATTTCCATCATATGATTCTATATAGAAAAGAGTTGAGACAACATAATTTATTGAATCCCCGCTTACGGTTCCGTTATTAATTTGTCTTATTTTATCTCTAACCGCTTCAATCATTCCTCTAACAGATGTTGTTGTTTGTGTTGGGGTTGCGGCAGTGTAAGTAATATAGTTACTATTCACTTTACAAATTTGGTTTGGGCTCGGAGTTTCAGTGCCACTTATTGTATTTTTAATTTTATTTTTTATTTCTATTGTATTACTAGCAACTCTCTCAGCCTGTCTTTTTGTTTTAAATTCATTTTTGAGTCTTGCTACGTAATTGTTTTTAATAGTTTGGAGTAATGGATTTTTTATTGGTGGTGTATAAAGTTTTTGTCTAGTACCTTTCATTTTTGTTGTAAAGTTAGTAGGTGAAACTGAGTGCTCTACCTCTGTTATAAGATACGAACCTCCAAATAATGGCATATTTCTAAGAACAAAATACATTGTAGGTTGAATCATGGCGTTTCCCATAGATGTGACTGTTGATTCATAACTTCTTGTTTTATAAATGTTAATTAAACTCACGTTTTGTGTATGCGTGTTAGTACCTTTATACAGATTAGCCATTTCATATTCAGCTTGCAAAGATTCAGAAGTCGGTTTTCCAACATTTTGCGATACCTCCACATTTGTAAATACAGACTGGTTTTGATATCCGAAATCAACATTAAACCCAACAGCTTTATTTGAGAGTCCCCAATCTGTTTTGTCTTTTTGATTTCCTTCAACTAATGGATTATTTGTTGAACGTTCGAACTCTACCCCATCATCATTATAAGCATTTCTTACATTTGGATTTGCTGTTTGTTCTGAGGGTTGCTCAGCGTATTGACAGACCATTTTTGTTTTTGAAGCCTGATAATCAACTTCTTCAAATGTTCCAAACAAACTGTTTGCCATAAGTAAAGTATCTTGGTTTTTTGGTTCTTCGTCTACATTTTGAGCTCCATAAAAATTTATATAAGTTGGCATGTTGAAAATTACAAAGTGATTTTTTTGTAAAATGGAAGCTATAACATTGTAAACTGTAGCAGTTGGATTTCCCTTTAAGAAGCTAATTACATCAAATATATCAACTATAACTTTATCACCTATATTTCTATTAGCCCTATCTAACAATAATATATCTTCAAACAAAGTTTCTTTACTATAATCGTTACCTGAAACCCATTTATCATTGATAGCCTTAAATAATCCATAGTATTCTAATTTTGATTGGATTCCTTCTACATTAGATTTATCTAAATTTTCTTTGTTCGATTTTGCAGTTGGTAGATTTCTAATAACTTTTTGATATGTTTGATTATATATTTGATTTTTTAATTCACTTAACTCATTTAAATACGTATTAGTTTCAGCAGTAAATGTTGAATTGTTATAATTAGAATTTGAGTACTTTTGTGTTGCGTATATTTTTATTAATTTAGAAAACTTTTGTATATTTTTTGGTGTAAACGCAATATCATTTTCAGGGAAAAAATCAGTTATAAAAGAAGATTCTCCGTCGTAAGTTAATCCGGTTACTGAAGAAAATCCGACATTCAACAAAAGTGAAGTCCAAGAATCGGGATAATTGTCTACCACATCCTGCCAAGTTGTATCGCCCCCTATAGTAGGAACCGCATTTGGTGTTCTAATATTGTATGTTTCAACATCAGAAGTTACATCTAAAAGAGGATTACTTGAGAAGTAAGAAAATGTCCTATAATCAAAATCTGTGGGATTACCCTTTTGAAAAATTACGTTATCGTTAATATATTTAATGATGGTTGAATTAAAATTACTAAGTTGATTTGTTTGGAATTTATTAATCATCAAATCTTGGTCATTATCAAAAAATGAATTTCTTTCAACTCTTAGAGATTTTTTTAGAATACTTTGTAAATTAAAATCATCGGTTTTAGATTGGGAAGCCTCTGAAAACTGAAAAAATTCTTCCTCGAACAAATCAAGCTCTTGTCTTGTAAAACAACTAAATAAGTCCTCAATTTTATCGAGTGTGAAATTTTCTCCATCACTACTTAAAATAAAATTAAATGGCCAATCATTTAGTTTGGTTCTTGATAGATACTCGTCCGTTCTAGAAATTGAGTTAATCGTCGGAAAATACCCAAAATGTGTTCCTCCCCACAATAATCTTACTGACCCGTTATAAACACTCTGATTATCATAAACTGGGGCTACTAGGTTTTGACCATTAAAACACTCAGCTTGAACTTGTGAATATAATGAGCCGAAAGAAGGTGCTGAAAAATAAAACACTCCCCCTTCATTGTTATCATTTTTATCTTTAAAAGCCACACTAACTGTCGAATAATTTAAGTAAGCATTTGGAACATTAACATCATATCCTAATGGGGCACTAACTTGTGATTTTGGATTAGTTATAAGTAATATATCTTGATTATTTATCCCGTACTGAATTTCTTCCTGAATTGTGGTGTCACCCGAATATAAATTTTTACCATTGAAAAAATAATAAAAATCATTTAATAATCTTGGGTAAAATCCAACTGTTACTATTTGTAAAAGATTGGTATCAACATTTGTAACAGTATCGGTAAGTTTAATAAAAATTGGTCTAGTGCTGGTAGGTGAAGTAAAATTGTAAGATGTTGCAGGGTCGTTATTGACAGGGTCATAATTCTCATTTT